GTAGCAGAAAGGTGTTCCGTGCTGAAATCGCTCAGAACGAACTCCTTTGCCTGGATTTTGTGCATGGTGGAACAGGAGTTTGCTACAGTGCCTACCTTGTAGGTATCGTACTCTTTCCACCAATACAGGGGGGCGGTAATGTCTGCGGTCACGGTAATCATACGCAGATACTTCCCGTGGTCAGTTCCCGCAGCACCCAGGGTTTCCATCAGCTTCAAGTCTGCATTTCCAACACAGAGTTTGTTGTTAAATGAAGCACAGTCCTTATCGCAGCCACAACATTGAGTTGTATCGCTCTTATCCCAGGAATTTTTAGGGTTTCTCATACCACGGATAGCCGCCTGCCATCCGTAGGTTTCGACTTCATCAATCTTTATCACAACTCACACCATCCCTTCTGCGGACTCTCATGTAGTCCTTATAGTCCAGGTCATTCATCTTTGCCGCTCTGTGCAAAGCCTGCTTCTTAGTTCCCAGTGTGCCGGGGATAGGCTCTTTACTGCCTACCTCATGCACATAATAACGGCTACTGCCTTTCTGCTTTGATACGGTATATTTCAGAATCATCTTCTTCGCCTTTCTTTTCAGATTCTCTATAATGAACTCTGGCTCCAACTTGCATAAAACACTGAACCAGTCGGAGTAGAAGAACCGTTCCAGTTCTGCCAGGTTGCAGTTCGTAGTTGGAACAATGAACCCTGCCAGTAAACTGAGGTAATCGTCTACAGCCTGTTCCACAATCCCGAATCTGAGATTTTCCAGTCCAATGTCATGCAAGTTTCGTCCCCCCCATTACATAGACCTCCGTTCGGCAATCTCTGCCATCTTCGCAGCGTTCAGACGGGTATCGCCATGAACACGGGAGTAGGACAGGTAACCGTTCATGCGGTCAATCTTCGTGAGGTTGGTGCTTCCACAGACCGGGCAAACATCCATCTCAAGTTCCTGGTGTCCGCAGTCATCACAGTAGGCAAGGGAAAGGTTCACACCTTCGTAGAAACCAAGCTGCATTGCTCTCCGAACCAGGGTCTTGACTGCTTCCCGGTTGTAGGAAATCGGATAGCGAACGTACTGAATCTTGCCACCGTTGAACATATCCCAGAACCGCCCCTCAAGGTCTTGCTTCTCAATCGGGGTTAAGTCCTCTGTCACATGGCAGTGGAAGGAATTGCTCACATACGGGCGGTCAGATACATTTTCGATAATGCCGTACTTTTTGCGGAACTGCTCAATCTGCAAACCACACAGGCTTTCTGCCGGGGTTCCGTAGATTGCATACAACCATCCGTCCTGCTTCTTGAACTCTGTGACCTTCTGGTTGATATGCTTCATAACTTCCAGTGCAAACTCTCCGCCCTCCGCAATGGACTTGCCGTTGTAGAGCCGCTGCAACTCATTCAGTGCGGTGATACCGAAGGAAGCCGTCATGGGTTTCAGCAGGGGCTTGATTTTGTCAGACGGTTTGAGGTGTCCACCGTACACGCCGCCCTCACAGTACATGATAGGGTTGGTACTGGCTTTCATCTCACCCAAGTACTCATAGGTACGCTTGTGAACCCCTCTAATCATTTCCAGGTAGTAGTCCAGGACTTCATAGAAGTCACGGCTCTCCGCTCTGGCTTTTGCCAGAATCATAGGCAGGTGCAGGGAAACCGCACCGACATTGAAGCGTCCCACAAATACAGGCTTGTCATCTGCGTCCGCAGGCTTCATGCCGCCACGCTCAAACCACGGGGAGAGGAATGCACGGCAACCCATAGGGCTTATTACTCTACCATACTTTTTGTACATCTCAGCCACATAGCCGTCACCCGTAAGGGACAGCCAGTCGGGATACATGGTCTTGCTACTGCAATCAATACCTGCTTCAAACACATCCTCATTGAAGCCACCCTCACCGTGAAGGTTTTCGTCATAGAGGAAAACCAGTTTCGGGAACAGTACGGGCTTCTTAAATCCCGGCTTTCCCTCACCCTCCATGTGAACTTTGAGGAAGGTCTTGCTTGCCATCTTGCCGAACACATCAGTAGCCAGTCCGAAGGTCATAGTAATGAACGGATAATCACCACGGGAAGAACCCACAGTGTTCAGCTTCATCTCAATACCCTGGAAGCCCTGCTCATAATCACGCTGCACTTTACTCATAGCCCAGTCCTTTGCGTCCTGGGTGAAGGTCTGCTGATTGCGGATTTCCATGTACTCAGCGCAGTACTTCTTGTAGGATTTCTCTGCATACGGAGCCAGAATCTTGTCTACCTCCGGGACAGTGAAGCCGCCGTACTGCTGTGACGCTGTAGCCAGGATAATATCTCCCAGAACATCAAAGGCGGTATCAAGAGTTTTCGGCTCATTGTACCAGACGTTGCCCATCTCAAAGCCGCCGCTCATAATAGAGGAAATGTCACACAGACAGCAGTTCATAGTATCAAGGCGGGCTGACTGGTCATGGATATAAATGAATCCGTCCTTACAAGCCTGCAACTCATCATTGGTCATAAAGAACTTGCGGTACAGCCGCTTGTTCAGTTCGTTGAAAATCAGACAACGCTTCGTGGCAACCAGGGTGGAGTCTGTGTTTGCGTTCTCCTTATCGCCCAGAAAACGAATGGACTGAGATTTCTGATAGACCTCATCCATAATGTGAACGAAATCCTTCTTGAAGTTTCGGTAATCCCGGTAAGACTTTGCAATCTTCGGGTTGACCTCATCAAGAACCTGCTCCACAATGTTGTGCATATCCGCAACGTGAACCTGTTCCGGGAAACGCTCAGTGACAATAGCCATGACCTTAGATACAATCTCATGGTACTGGGTATCGTCCAATTCAATCATTGCACGGGCGGCAGACTTACTGACTGCGTTGACAATCTTCTGACCGTCAAACTGCTCAATCGTGCCGTCCTTCTTAATTACTTTCATGGAGTATAACCCTCCCTTCCTTCAAGGACTGCGGGACATTGATAACTCTCTGATTGGTGGAACCTGCCCAGTGATAGCCCACATCCTTCAATGCTTCTTCAAAACGTCCATCCACCAGAACGTCAATGTAGTCCAGAATCTCTTTGCCGTAGAAGTTCTCAGCCGTTACCTCTTCCCAGGTATACCCGGTATAGAGCCAGATAGTTTTGTGCGGGAAGAAATGCTTGACCTTCTTCACAAGCCAGAGAATCTGATAACGATTGACGGGGTGCAGCGGGTCACCCCCAGAGAGGGTAAGACCGCTGATATAAGGCTTGCTCAACTCCGTGCAGATTTCATGGAAAGCTGCTTTGTCAAACTCAACCCCGTCTGTGAAATCCCAGGTGATAGGGTTCTGGCAGTTCTTGCAGTGGTGTTCGCACCCTGCAACCCAGAGAACCACTCTCAGCCCATCACCGTTGTTCATATCATCATGCGTGATATTGTGGAAGTTCATTAAATATCGCCTACCTTACGATGAAGGGAGTTCTCCACCGTAAAGCCCTCCGGGTAACGGGCTTTCAGCTTGTCAATGTTCATCTGCATGACCGTATCAATGTCCGTACCCAGTGCGTCACACGCTTCCGCAATCATCCAGAGACAATCTCCCAGTTCCTTTTCCATATGTTCAAGGTTCACTTCATGTCCCTGGTACTTCTTCTGTAAGATACCTGCAACCTCTCCCGCTTCGCTGTTCAGACCGAAAACTGCATGATACAGACGGTCAGCCTTGCAATCGTAGGGAATGCTGCAAGTTCTAATGGCTAATGCCTGGTATTCCTTACCTGTCATATCAATCTACCTCTTTCCATTCTTCCTTACTTTTAGGGGTATCGCTCATTGAGTCATGTGCTGCAAGAATTGCTATCGCCGCAAGCAGTACTGCACCACTAATGACTCCAATGATGAAAGCCAGAATTGCAATCAATACTGTTACCATGACTGGAATCCTCCTTAGAACTCATCGAAATGTTTCTTGATACTCTTGTGGGTCTTATGGATTGCCACCAACTGTGCCACTACGATAACAACGTAGAGAACACCTGCCAGAATCTCCGGGAGCAGGCATACCCACCATGCCCAGGTGATAACTCCCAGTAACTTTAAGACGATGAAAATAATCGTCAGAATCTCAGTAAATCCCATTATTTTGTCCTCTCTTTCTCTTCGTTCTTCCGTTTCTGAACGTATTCTCTGAACATTCTGGTATATTCGTAACTGTCTTTGAATACATGAGAAACGGCTTTGAGCATTTTAGGTTCATGCTCTTCAATTATGCTCAATTCATCCAGTAATTTTCGATTGAATGGACAACCTACACACCCTGTTCGGGTCATACCGTACTTTGTATAGCAATCGCTGTGCTGAATGTCGAAAAGTTCATCATAGTAAACTTCGTCTTTATCGCTATACCAAAATAACGGTCTGTACTGGTCGCATTCATCTTCTCTTGCTGTAAAGCAGGTTTTGTAACTTGCAGACCTTATACCTTTTTCAGCTTTTCTGACTCCAATAATCATAAGGTCTATGTAGTTGTCCTTTATGAATTGAGCAGAAACTTCTTTCTTAGCATAAGTGCAGCACTTACTTGAAATTTTGAACCACGGGGGATTCTCAATCATAAATTCTTTCAGATACTTATGATAGTTGATGTTGAACATTGAGGTTTTGAAACCAGGTTTGTTTCTGCCATTACACCACCAATTTATTGCTCCCTGCGCTTTTGGATATTCAGCCAGTAGCTGCTCTACGGGTTTATCCTCCCATGTAAAGCCATGGCGTTGTAGCCGGGAAATCATATCTGATACAAATTTTGATAAGAAAGGTTGCCCGTATTCACTACACGAAAGAGGGATAGGCTTGATTGCTTTGATTCTTTCGATTTCAATATGATATTTCTCTTCAAGGTATTTCAGATGGTCTTTGGTTGCCTGGTACTCTAACCCAGTGTCGAACCAGATATATCTAACCTTTCGGTCTTTATCAATCTTTGAAATCAAATCAAGCATTATGTCACTATCCTTCCCCCCCCGATATAGAGCAAGCTATGCTGTCATAACGGGAAAGAACGGAATGTGCTTTTGCTACAGAATCAAAGATTGCAAAATTGCCATCTGCCTTTTCTAAAAGTTTCTGTACTTCCAAGTCCACGCCGTTTTCTTCCTCCTTAAATCTTGAAAATTCGTGCCGCCATCATGTCAGCAGTATGAGTCCACAGGACGTTCGGGTATTTCTCAATGGACTTACCATACTTATCCCAGTTCTCCTTATCGTCAAAGGCTCCCATGTGTCAACGGATACAAGCCATTTCCTCATCCGTGAGGTTGACCATCTTCTGTGCCAGAATCACGGACTTGTCACCGTGTCCCGGCAGAAGAATGTTCGGGTTGTAGCCGTATGTGCCATCCGGGTTGTGAATGTACGAATCGCACTTGCAGAGGTCATGGAGCATACCCACAATATAGGGACTTGCCTTGCGCTTCCAGTTCAGCCCCATCCGCTTTGTCAGAGACAGCAGAGAGGTGGTAACAGTAAAGCTATGGTCAAACAGCCCGCCCTCATAGTTCCCGTGGTATTTCGTGGAAGCAGGAGCCGTGAAGAAGCCCGCAGCCATTAACTGATTTTTCAGAAAGAAAACATCCGTACTGGACATTCCACTGCTCATCAGCTTCTCAAAAGCCTTGACACGCTTATCTCGTTCACTCATATTCTTCAATCCTTTCGTTTAACTTTATTAAATATAAACCATTGGAGAGTTTGAAGCTGCACTTCTCCCTCTCCGCAGGTTATTTACTTAGCCCAGAATGCTGTCCAGGTCGAACTTCTTACCACTTGCCTTTTCAGCAGGTGCAGCAGCCGGGGTAGTAGCCGCAGGCTTGCTCTCCTTCTTCGGGGCAGGGGCTTCCGCTTCGTCAAAACCGTCCGCAGGCTCCTTATCACCCAGACGAACGAACTTGAGCATTTTGCCAGGAGTCTTGTTAGACTCAACCTCTTCGTGGTCTACCTCACAGCGGATATAGTGACCAACAAGTTCCTCATGGTCAATCTCCGTCAGAGTGTAGTCATTCAGTGCAGTCTTTGCGAAGTAGCTGAAAGCGTTCAGACCACCCTGGTTCGGCTCACCATCTGCATTCAGCAGAGAGAAGCGTTCGGTATGCTTCTGACCCGAAGCAAGCTGCATGACAATCTCCATCTTGCCGAAGTCCTCTTTGTACTTGACCTCAACAATCTTAAAAACGTGGGTTCCCTTCGGAATTAGCGTGAAACCCTCACTCAGTCCAATCTTTGCCATTTTAAGTATCCTCCTTGAAATTGTTTATATAATCAGAGAATTTTCTGATTAAGCAGATTCTTTTCTGGCTTTCGGGGTAAAGCGATACTGCGGTTCGGGTGTGCCGTGATACTTCTCAATATCAATGCCGTCCTCCTGCATTTTCGCCATATCGTAGCCAGGGTCTTTCATGGTCTTAGAGGTAACCCAGTCGAAGGAAGCACCGCTGATAGTAACGGTCTTATCGCCCTCCTTGAACTGGCTGATAGCTTCCTTCTTGAGCATATCGGTAATAGTCTTATACCTCTTCTCATCGTCAGCCACAGTACCCTTGACCTCATCAATGTGTTTCTTCAACTGCTCTGCTTCGGCAACCAGAGCAGTAATGTCAGTGTCCGGGGACAGGTTGTTATCACGCAGGACTTTCAGAATGTCTGCGTCCGCTTTCTCATCGAACTTCGGAGAAACGCCGCCCTCAACGTGGGTTTTCCACCACTTCTCAACCTTCTTGACGGTCTTTTTCAGTTCGGGATAACGCTCAGACAGTTTGAACGGACGAACGATGGTGTTCTCAGTGCTACACTGATATGCGTCCGGGTTCTCATAGTCCTTGTCACCCAGGAAGCTACACACCATAATCACGTCATCTACACCCAGAAGGTAAGCATAGAGCGCAGCCTGCAAAGCGTAGTACTCCGGGACATCCTCAACCCAGTCCTCTGACCTCTTCGTGGTTTTCATCTCAAGAACCGTAGTAGGCTTGCCGTCCTTGTCAACCAGAAGATAGTCCCACATACCACCGAAGATAGGACTGTCTTTGAAGAAATCACCCCAGGTTTTCTGGAAATAATCAGCCCCGTACACATCCGTAGGTGTGATGAGGTTGGTCATAAAATAGGACTTCTTCATAAACTCAGCCTGCTTTGGCTCAATCGTCTTACCTGCAACGGTATAGATTGTGTCCTCAAACGGCTCTTCGTAGGTTCTGGTGATTGCACACCAGGCATTGAACGGGGTTGTCCACTTGTTCAGCCCCATAATCGCCGCAAAGCGTGTACCCGTAATCTTCTTAGGACGCTTCGGCGGGGTGATAGTGATGGTCTTATCATCATTCCACTTCATTTTTCTTACCTCCTATGAACAGAAATCGTGTATCCACTTCCACGGACAACGCCATGGTCACAGGGTTTTCATCGGCTTTTACCAGGTCACTCAAGTCAAACCCAAGACTCTTGAGATATTCCATTGCCAGTTTTGCATTCTTCATGTTGCTTACATTGGCAATCACATTCCTGTAGTTATCGGTAATACCCTTAATCATTTCATTCTTTCTGGCTTTGATACCCTTTCTGATTTCCGTTCTTCCGTCCTCAAACTCTTTAAGCAAACAGGAACGGATTTCAGCTTGAGAACTCATAGTTGCCAGTTTGTAAGAGATAGAACCGTAGTAACCACAGAGGGTATCAACTCCCGGATATTCTGCTTTTACCTTCTCTTTGAAGGATTCAGTCAGACTGTAAGCCTGCTGCATGAGAGCGGCAATACTGGTTGCCGTATCTTCCAGACCGATTCTCTCATTTCTCTCAGCATAGTAAGTGTTGAGAGCCTTTTCACTCTGGGTTTTTACTTCGGCTAATGCCTTTTCGCTCTGCGACTCCAACCACTTAATGATTTGTCGTTTTGTCATTCTTTGCTTCCTCCAACTCAACGGCTTTGTTCAGATACCAGATTGCTTTCTGCAAATCTTCCATGCCGTTTTTCTTTTTGTGCCTGTAGACATACTTGAGAGCGTTGCACACGCAGAAGTTCTGCGTGGCTTCTACTCCCTGGGTTTCCACCATAACGTCAATGCACTCAAACTTCCCGGTTTCATAATGAGCGGGATGGTTTACATTGTCAGCCATGACTCAGCCCTCCTTACTCACCGTAGGCGGCAATCATCTCACCAAGGTTCTGAATAAGCTGCTCACACGCTGCACGGGTGACATTGGTGAAACCATTAGTTTTCATGGCAATCTGCTGAACAAACTCTTCCTGGTCGGAATCCTTGTCCATCAGAGTCTTGCAGGCTTCCTTGAGTGCCTTAATCTGCAACTCATCAGCCTGTCCGTCAGTACCCGTCATTTCCTTCTTCGCTTCCTCACGCTCCTTCGGAGTGGCAGGTGCAGCAGACTTCTTTTTCTTCTCCTTCTTAGCCGTTTCCGGGTTCGGAGCAGGAATCTCTTCTTCCTCTGCCTGGTCATCAGAACCAAGGTTTGCGTCAATGTCATCGGGTTCAGTAATGTCCAGAACCGCCATCCAGAGGTAACGGCGCAGGTAGGTAATGGAAGAGCCGAGAGCCTGCATAGGGTTGGTAACTTCCTTGCCTGCATTGCTCACAATCGGCTTTACCTCACGGTACGGAACACGGAACTGCATAGGTGCTTCCTCAATGTTGTCCACGTTGTAGACCTTCATCACAGCACCCTCATCCGTGAAATCAATCTCCGTGGTAAGACCCACACGGGCGAAGATACGGGTGGCAGGCGGCACAATGTCCTCCAACTCAAAATACTTGAACTCAAGGTGCATATTCTTACCCGACTTCTGCACCTTCTGATTCAGAAAGTACAGTCTTGCTTTCGCCAACTTCTGGCGCACGTTCATTGCTTCATAAATATTAGCCATTGCTAATGTCCTCCTTATCTTTACTGAACTTCGTACCAATCATCCGCAAGCATATCTGTCTGACTTGCAAGCCAACCAACGCAGAAACGGTCATCAGCGGTTTTCATAACGATGGACGGGGATACCAGGTCACCTTCAAGGTCTTTCACACAAGAGAGGTCAGCGTTCGTGGTAATGTCCATGCTGTGTGCCAGGAAGAGGAACATACCCTTGCCGTTCCAGTTCTGACGGGCTACCTTCTTGCCCTTCTTGAGAGCGGCGATTGCCCATCCGAAGTTACGCAGCTTCTTCATCTCACCCGCAGGTTCGTTGACGTTCTTCGGTTCATCCTCATGTACGATTTCCCAGTCATCACGGGTGACCCAAATCATGTCACGGGGGAAGAGTGCAATAGTCGGAAGTTCCTTACCTTCCTCAAAATGGTTGATGAGTTCGCCATCCTGGTTCATGTACCAGTAGGCTTTCTCCCACTTAGGTAACTTAATCTTCTTGCCTGCCTTGAGTGCCTTTTCAGCTTCACTGAATTTCATAATCTTAGTCCTCCTTACCGAACAGAATCTCTTTTACTTTGGTTGCGAACAGCATACCCGTCATCGGAATGAGCAGCTTGCCCATACCTTCAATATTCGGGTCATTAACCTGTTCGTGAATTGCCTGTTTCACTGCTTCATCGAACTCAACCTTGCTAATTTTTTTTTCTTCCATTGTCTTATCCTCCTTAATCGAATAATGCTAAAGATTTCTTTTTCAAGGAATTGATTCTCCTTGTATTCTTCCGGGGTGGTTTCACACCCAGGAACTCACGGATATTCTTCTGTGCCAGTTTCAGATACCAGTTACGGTCTACCACATCAATAGCCAACTCATTGTTGTTGTCTACCATGCAGTGAACTGGCAGACTGGGAACCTTTGCGTCCTTGCCTGTTACAGCGTGGGTCTTGTAGATAGTTCCATACCTTCTGTCTGCCGTGGCGTATACTCTGTTCACTTTCTGTACGGGAACCTTATCTTCACCCACCATCTGATAGCACCCGGAATATTTACCTCCAACCTTTGCAATCACCTGGAAGTCCAGGATATTCTTACTTGCCATTATCGTTTCTTCTGGGTCTACACCCTTTACAAAGTAATCCTGGATTGCCCGTGCGACTATAACCGCATTGTTGTTGATATTCCATGCGCCACCACTCATGTTCTCCCAGGCAGGGAGTCCCATTTTGGTGAAGTCAATGTTTGCATTAGTCAGAATACCCCTTACCAGTGCGCCGCCCTTGACCTTCGGCTTACCGTCACCCACGGGAACCTCAACGTAGTTGTTCACATCCCGCTGCACGATTTTCTGAATGAAATCCTCTTCCAGTTCAAACCCGGTTCTGTCCTGCCATTCCTGGGTGATTTCCTGCCATTTTGCTTCATCGGAGTTGTCGAAACTCACCATGATACCATCCGTGTTAAGCTGAATGATTTTCAGAGTCGGACACTCACTGACCAAGTGCATTGACAGTTCCAGTAGGAGAAGCTGTCCTGTGATACAAACTGAACGTCCCATCAGAGGGTCATACAGGTCATTGAAAGCCACGCCGTCTTTACCGTTAAGCATGGTTCCGTAGGTGGTGTTCAGTACCAGTTTCAGAGCGTTTGCCGTGACCTTATCCCCGGCTTTCTTCGCCTGTACTCTCTCTTCCAAGGTATCTACATACACCTGCGGGGAAGGAATATTGCGACTACAGAAGCCGTATTTCTGTCCCTTTGAGAGAGGAATGGTCATCAAGTGCGGATAATAACTTGCCACGTCCTTGTTTCGGATTGACCTGCCCTCAGTAGCTTCTTCCATATAAGTAGGAATTGCACCGTGGATACCTCCGTAGGCTATCGTGCATTTGCACTCACCAATAGAGAAGTCCAGGGCGGCTCCCTTGTGCTTCACACCCTGCTCATCGTAACCACCGAACAGAAGGTAGTTCGGAATGTCCGGGTCATGCAGCTTATCAAAGAAGTCAAACACTTCCTGCGGAATATACTGCCGAAGCAGCTTATCCGGGTACTGATAATCTCTTTCGTCTGTCCATGGTTTCTCTGGTTTCTGGGCTTGCAGATACACGCTTGTCAGTTTGGCATTGGTCATGTACATAGCCTGTCTGTCAGTCAGACCACGCTTCCTGCCTACAGCCGCTTTGTTATCCAGATAACCTTGCCGCAACTTGAAAAGAATCTCTGTTGCGTCCACATCGTACTTACAGTAGTAAGTAGTCTGTGCCTTTTCTGATTCAGAGAGAACGTGGTCAACGTTGAAATCAACCTCTGTTTCCTCAATCGGGATACCCAGGTGGGCTTCAATCCCTTTAAGGGATACACCATCCTGGCAATCATCCTTGAGGTCGAAACTGTCAAAATAGACCCGGTACTCTCTTAGAGCGGGAATGTCCCACCCGTTTAGTTCGTGAACGATGATGAGGTCATTTATCTCCTTCACCTGTTCCGGGGTGAACCCACACATAACTGCCTTGAGTATGTGGTTATCGTAGTGCTTGTTATTGAAGCCACCCAGATACGGGTTACGCTCCATGAAAGCCAGAACTTCATCATTGTCATTCCAGATAACCGTGTACTCTCCCGTGGCTACTTCTTTGAACACAAACAGCCAGTCATGGGCAAATACCTCACAGTCGAATATGTAGGTTCCCTCAACCATCGTTACACCGCCCTTCTTCCAGAGCCTTTTGTACCTGCAAGATTTCTTGTCTTGCCTGTACGCAGCGGCGAATCATTGACGCTTTGGAGTGTTCGGGAGGAATTACGCCCCACTTGTCGGGTTCGACTCCCATACTCTCTTCTACGCCTGCCAGAAGAAGTTGAGCCGTAGTGAAGTGGTTCTTCACATTCTTCGTCATCTTCATCTTCGTAGTCCTCCAAGTCATACCACCAGTTATTTGCCCAGGAGAACAGTGCCAGGTATGTCATGCACAGAACATTGATGAAGAGCATTGTCATCCCGTAGACTTCATCATCCAGAGCGCAGGCAGTGAACAGCCACGTTATGCCTACGATATATCCGATTGTTTTCAGAACTTTATTCTTCATGTCAATCTCCTATAAATTCGCACCCGCACTTCCTGTAACTGGTGCAGCGTTGTTTGAAAGATTTCTGCAATGACCGTATGCAGTCAACATAGTCATAAGCTATTGGCGGCTCCTTGCCGTCAAAGGTTCGGGCGATACGTCCCACGCTCTGAACTATCACCGCATAGTCTTTCTGGGGGGTTGTTAAGTACAATCTGTCCAGTCTGGGAATGTCCAGACCTTCTTTTGCCAGGGAATATGTTGCAAACAGATACCGTTTCTTGCCAGTCCTCATATCCTCAATAGCCTGTTCCCGTTCGGCTTTCCGCTTCTTACTGGTCATCTTTCCATCTATCACCGCTGCTTGCACCCTTAATTTCAAAGGTAACTGCTCATACAGGTATTTAAGATGGTCAACCCTTTCTGATAGAATCAGATTAAAATGCTCACGGTTCTCAACCAGGTCATCAAGAATAATCTTGTTTCGGCTCTCACATTCTGTGAGGTAGGTAATCATTTTGCAGTAGTTAATTGTGCCGTCACTGTTCAGATAAGCAGGACTCAGTTTCACGTTCGTACCTTTTGGCAGAACACTTACTGTCATAACCCTGGACTTCACTGCTTCATCTGGAACAGTCCATACTACTTGACCCAACATTGCGTAGGTTGCTTTTATCATGCCGTCCGAACGATGGACGGTTGCTGACAGCCCGAACTTATGTCTGGCACACAGCGTATTCAGTACTTTTGAGAACTGGGTTACCGCTGTAGGTGTACCGCTTACTCTGTGACACTCATCCACAATCACGCAGTCCCACTCATCTCTATATTGGTCTAAGTCCAATTTGCACATGGTCTGGATTGTGGCGAAGGTCATAGCCTTACCGATATTAACCTTCCCTTCGGTTATCGTTCCCAGTAGTTCTGAATCAACATACTGTTCTGCACGGCTCTTGCTCTGCGTCAGCAGGTCTTTGGTATGTGTCAGCCAGAGGGTTTTTACCCCTAACGCACACGCCAGGGCAATTCCCATCTGGGTCTTACCAGACCCGGCAGGGGATTGTAGAATGCCGTAGTGGTTTATCAGCATTGCCGCAACTGCTTCTTCCTGGTAGTCATACAGCGGAACCTTGCCGCCGTAGTCAACCTTCTTCGGCTCTTTGAACTGCTTCTTCATATCTCCTTCCAGAAGCGGCAGGATTGCTCTCAGACACCCGAATGGGAGAATCAAGCTATTTCCGTTCACCTCATAGAGATAAAGCGTTCGTGGGGTATTCCCAAGCCACAGGTGCATTCGTGCTTTTTGCTGATACTCTGGGTTTGTCATTTCCAGATTCTCTTTGCACCACTTAATCAGTTCGGGTGAGGGGTCAAGGATTTTCAATCGGCTCCCGATTTCTATAAACATCCATTTCCTCCAACCACTCTTGAAAGGTCTTGTACTCTGGAAACTCTGACTCTGTAATGCTGCCCTGTCCGTAAAGCTGCCGCAGACATAACTCATCGAAGTGAATCATATAAATCTGTCCGTCATTCAGCTTCATAGCGAAGTAGCAATGCTCATTGCCCTGGGCTTCCCACATGGTCATAGCCGCTTCCTGGTTCGGCTCAATCCGGGATAACGGAAAGCGGTTGTTGGAACATACCTTGCAGTCAATCAAGACTGCTATGTTATCCCGAACCGCAAGCACGTCTGCGGGTTGTCCTACCTGGTTTTGTGCCAGATTGTGCGCCCAGAAACCTTGCTCTGCCAGAAGTTCACACAGTTCCTCTTCAAAGTGGTTTCCCATTGTTTTGTTCACTTGCTTCATAGGCTTCTGCTCCCACTGCACCTCACAAGGAGGTGCAGATTAACGATTCTTGATTTTGAAAGCGGGGCGAACGCCA